CATCCATAGCTTATTGCAAGTTTTATTTATTCTAGAACTTAAATGTATTCTCCAGTGTCTCCCACTTCTGATCCTTATCACTTAAATTGATTGGTGTGCCATCCTCAAGTGTGTATCCGCTTCCGTCAGCACTTCCCGGATACTCTCCGACAAGCTGTGGCCACTCGATGCCGATTGCCGGATCATTCCATGCAAGTCCGCTCTCGTCTCCAAGGTGCCAGAAATCTGTAACCTTGTAACAGAACTCTGCTACATCTGAGAGTACTAAAAATCCGTGTGCAAAGCCCTCCGGTATAAGGAACTGCTTCTTGTTCTCTTCTGTGAGTTCTACTCCAAACCACTTGCCATATGTCTTTGAATCGCTTCTTAAGTCTACAGCCACATCAAATACTGAGCCTTTTACCGCACGCACAAGCTTTGCCTGTGGGTATTCCTTCTGGAAATGAAGTCCGCGGAGCACTCCCTTTGTGGAGCAAGACTGATTATCCTGTACGAATACTCTGTCAATGCCTGCCTCCTGCATGTCCTTTGAATTGTATGTCTCCATAAAGTATCCACGGTTGTCTCCGTGTACTGTAGGCTCGATGATGCAAAGTCCTTCGATTCCACCTACGTTTTTCTGTACTTTAATCTGTCCCATGATTTCTATGTCCTTTCTAAAAGTTAATCTCCTGCAGATATCTGTGCAGCGCATCCTGCCATGTAGGGAGTGGCTTAAATCCATTCTCCACGAGCTTGCTCTTGTCAAGTCTGCTGTTAAACGGACGTGCTGCCTTTGACACACCATACTCTGCTGTGGTAACAGGTGCGACTGTGAGTCTGTCCTCAGAATACTCTGTATGACCAAGCTCCACTGCCTGCTTGAAGATTTCCTTTGTGAAATCATACCAGCTGATATATCCGCCCTCGTTTGTAGCGTGATAGTAACCATATTTATCAGTCTCTATCATATCTACGAGCAATCTTGAAAGATCGAGTGTGTATGTCGGTGTACCAATCTGGTCACTTACTACTGTGAGCTTGTCATGTGTCTTGCCGACATTCAGCATTGTCTTGATGAAGTTCTTGCCATTCACTCCAAATACCCATGCTATACGCACGATAAAGTACTTCTCAAGGGTATTTGCCACTGCAAGCTCTCCGTCGAGCTTTGTCTGTCCATATACGTTGAGCGGTGCATAGTCCTTGCAGTCAGGCTGCCATGGTGTGGTGCCCTGTCCGTCAAATACATAGTCTGTGCTGATATATACCATCTTGGCATCTATCTTCTTGCAGGCATCAGCGATATTCTGAGTGCCGTCTGCATTGATTGCATGCACCTTTGCTTTTTTGTCATCATCCTCTGCCAGATCTACTGCTGTCCATGCTGCACAGTGCACTATCACGTCAGGCTTAAGCTCTGTGATTGTTTTTTCCACTGCATCACGGTCTGTGATGTCAAGTGAGACATATGGCATAGTTGTAACTGCTGTGCCATCATCTGCTCCGCTGTACTGTGGTGCTATATCTGTTCCGATTCCTTCGTAACCACGCGCTGCCAGGTCATTCATTACGTCGTGTCCGAGCTGACCTGCAACTCCTGTAACAAATACTTTCATTTTGGGTCTCCTTTATGCTTAATTATTATCGTGACTAACATCACCATATATGCGCAAAACCACCAGACAAACGATAATAACTATCTATTCGCGTACATCTTCTCGTAATAGTTCTGGTACTCTCCGCTGATGATTGTCTCCCACCACTCACGGTTGTCAAGGTACCACTTGATTGTCTTCTTGATTCCGTCCTCGAACTTGGTCTCAGGGAGCCATCCGAGCTCGTTGTGAATCTTTGTTGGGTCGATTGCGTAACGCATATCATGGCCCTTACGGTCTCCTACGAATGTGATAAGGCTCTCAGGCTTGTTGAGCTCCTTGCAGATAATCTTTACGATTTCAAGGTTTGTCTTCTCATTGTGTCCACCTACGTTGTAAACCTCTCCTACACGTCCGTTGTGGATGATAAGGTCGATTGCCTTGCAGTGATCCTCTACATAGAGCCAGTCACGCACGTTCTCGCCTGTTCCGTATACCGGGAGTGGCTTATCATTAAGTGCATTTGCAATCATAAGTGGGATAAGCTTCTCCGGGAAATGGTATGGTCCGTAGTTGTTTGAGCAACGGCTGATTGTTACAGGAAGTCCATATGTGCGGTGGTAAGCAAGCACGAGTAAGTCTGCTGCTGCCTTTGATGATGAATATGGACTTGATGTATGAATTGGTGTATCCTCATGGAAGAAAAGGTCAGGGCGGTCAAGTGGCAGATCTCCGTATACCTCATCTGTTGATACCTGATGATATCTTTTAATACCATACTTGCGGCATGCGTCCATAAGCACTGATGTTCCGATGATATTTGTATCAAGGAATACCTGTGGGTTCTCGATTGAACGGTCAACGTGTGACTCTGCTGCGAAGTTTACAACCATATCAGGATGCTCTTCCTCAAATAATTTGTATACAGCGTCACGGTCTGTGATGCTCTCCTTTACGAAACGGAAGTTTGGATTGTCCATTACAGGCTCAAGTGTTGAGAGATTTCCTGCATATGTGAGACAGTCTAAGCATACGATACGGTAATCCGGATATTTGTTAAGCATGTGAAATACGAAGTTGCTTCCGATAAATCCTGCTCCACCTGTTACGATAATTGTCATTTTGATTTCCTCCTGATTCCCGCTTTTTGCAAGCGAGATTTAAATTATTTGTATTAAATTAATCTACCAGCTAACTAACGCAATGTCGATTTTACTATAATTAGTACAGTTGCTCGCGGTATTTTCCATCAAGTACATCCTTTAAGTACTGTCCGTACTGGTTCTTCTTTACGAGCTCATATGTCTTTAATACTTCATCCTTTGTAATCCAGCCGTTTAAGTAAGCGATTTCCTCAAGACATGCTATCTTGCGGTGCTGATGTGTCTCGACTGTCTTGACAAAGTTTGTGGCATCTACAAGACTCTCATGTGTTCCTGTGTCAAGCCATGTAAAGCCCTGTCCTAAAAGCTCTACATTGAGTGCCTTTTTCTCGAGATAGATTCTGTTAAGGTCTGTTATCTCAAGCTCTCCTCTTGCTGATGGCTTAAGGTTCTTTGCGTACTCTACTACATTGTTGTCGTAGAAGTAAAGACCTGTGACACAGTAATTGCTCTTTGGATGCTCCGGCTTTTCCTCGATTGAAATAGCCTTTCCCTCTTTATCGAACTCTACGATACCGAATCTCTCAGGATCATCTACATAGTAGCCGAATACTGTGGCGCCCTTACCGCTCTCTGCGTTTTCAACTGCGGCCTTGAGTCTCTTATTGAGTCCGTGTCCTGCGAAGATGTTGTCTCCGAGAACCATGGCTACGGTGTCATCACCGATAAATTTCTCACCGATAACAAATGCCTGCGCCAGTCCGTCCGGGCTTGGCTGTACCTCGTAGGTGAGGTTGACACCAAACTGATGTCCGTCTCCTAAGAGCTCCTTGAATCTTGGTGTATCCTGTGGTGTTGAAATGATCAGGATATCTCTGATGCCTGCATTCATAAGCACTGACATTGGATAGTAGATCATTGGCTTGTCATAAATTGGAAGTAACTGCTTTGATGTTACCATTGTGAGTGGGTAAAGACGTGTGCCTGAACCTCCCGCTAATATAATACCTTTCATGTTGTTCTCCTTTAAACTGAAACTACGTGCTGCACTTGATGCTTTCGGTCTGTAGAATCCACTAACCTGAT